CTTGGCTTCGCGCCGTGGCCCGGCCTCGACGAGCCGAAGCCCGTGATCTCGGGCGTGACCGACCCCAACGCCGCCGCGGACGCCGCGGGGCAGGAGGTGGACCCTAATGCGTGAGATTCGAGCGCAGCTCACCGACAGCGGCGACGGCATGATCCGCGGCTATGCGGCCGTGTTCAACAGCTGGAGCAAGCCGATTTCCGAGCGCGGCCGCGTGTTCCGCGAGCAGATCAAGCCCGGCGCCCTGAAGCCCGAGGGGAATGTGTCCCTCTGGTGGATGCACGACCACACCGACCCGCTCGCCAACACCAAGAGCGGCACCTTGACCGTTACCGAGGACGAGCGCGGTCTCGCGTTCGTCGCCGACATCGGGAATACCCAGCGCGCGAACGAGATCCGCGATCTTGTCAAGCGCGGCGTTGTCTCCGAGATGTCCATCGGTTTCGTCGTGAACCAAGACACCTGGGACGGGACGACCTCCCGCACCATCACCTCTGCACGTCTGCATGAGGTCTCACTTGTCGAGAACGCGGCTTACAACGGGACGCTCGCCGCCGTCCGAAAGGAAACGACCATGCCCCTGAAGGAAGATCGCGCTCGCGTCGCCGAGCTTAAGAACGAGTATCCGTCTGCCACCGACGAGCGCCAGCTCGCCATCCTCGAGGAGATCGGCGAAGCCGAGGAGCGCATCGCCTCCGAGAAGGCCGTCCTCGAGGCCCGCATCAAGGCGCCGGCCATCATCACCAGCTCGAACCGCGTCGCCTCGCCGGCGAAGGACGAGACCCGCGAGTGGTTCCGCGGCGGCTTCCGCAGCAACCGCGCGATGGGTATCAACATCAACGGCGGCTCGGCGAACTTGTCGAGCGCAGGAACCGAGCCGGTCCTCTCGACGACCTTCATCAAGGCGCTCGACCAGGAGAGCGTCATGCGTTCGATCGCGTCCGTCGAGACGCGCGGCGTCGATTACGACATCCCGGTCATCAACCAGCGACTCACCGCGGCCCTCGTTGCCGAAGGCGCCTCCTACGGCTCGCAGGACTTCACCGCGACCCGCGTGCAGTTCACCGCGTACAAGTCGGCCATCTACACCGACGTCACCGAAGAGGCCCTCCAGGACACCGTCTGGGACCTCGCCGCGAACGTCGTGAGCGAACACGCTCGCGCACATAGCCGTCTGTGGGAAGGCTTCTTCCACACCGGAACCGGTTCGAGCCAGCCCCGCGGCATCTTCCAACCGGGCGCCGGCTACACGGGCGTCAACTACACCGCCGCCTCGGCCCCGACCGTCGACAAGGTCATCGACCTGTACTACGCGCTGAACCCGGCCTACCTCCCGAACGCCGCATGGTTGATGAACCAGGCAGTCTGGGGAGCGATCGTTAAGTCCAGCACCAACGCCAAGTACGTGCTGAACGGCGAAAACGGCAACATCCTCCGCGACGGCGCCGTGGCGCTCTTCATGGGCAAGCCGGTCTACCTGTCGGAATACGCTCCGACCGCGTACACCGCCGGCACCCGCTCGGTCGCGTTCGGCGACTTCCAGCGCGGCTACAAGGTCATCGACCGTGCGACCATCAACTTCACGGTGGACGACATGAGCCAGCGCACCAGCGGCCTCATCCGGTACTCGAGCCGCATGCGTTGCGACGCGAAGCCGGTGGACACGTCCGCAATTAAGGTCCTGATCTCGGCCTAATCACGCCCCATCGCCAGCCGGGTGGGCGCCCCTTCGGGGGCGCCTACCCCGGACTGTGAGGACCCATGGCAACGATTCCGACCGTAGCCGAGGCTCGAGGGTGGCTCAAGCTCACCCACACGCAAGACGACGCGCAGCTCACGCTCGCGATCGCCGCCGCGTGGAACGAGTACCGGGCCGCTACCGGCCGGCTCGAGGCCGACCTCACCGATGCGGAGAAGGTCGCGCTCCTCGAGCGCGTGGCGAACCTCTACGGCTTCCGTGGTGACGACTCGGTCGGTCCGTCGACTTGGTACGTCGACACGATCCGCCGCATGAACAACCCCAACAGCGTGGGCTAACGATGGCAGGATGCGGCTACTGGCGCGAGCGATACACCTACCAGGTTCCGACGACTACGGTCGACGGCGCAGGGCAGGGTACGACCGTCTACGCCGACTCCGTCGTCGGCCTCGCCGGCGTGGTGACGCCGAACCAGCGCGAGGTCATGGACGACATGGGCGTCGCGGTCCGCACCGACGTCGTCATCGAGACCGCGTTCCATCCGTCAATCACCGCCGCCGGACGCTTGGTTGACGCCTCGACGTCCACGGTCTACAACATCATCGGCGTCATCGACCCGGACGGCGGCAAGCGTCGCCGGCTTCGCATCACCGCGACCAACATCGACGGCCAGATCATCGACTTGGAGCCGGCATGATCAAGGCCTCCCTCCACGCCCTCGAGGTCAAGGCCAAGCTCCTCGCCATGAGCGAGCAAGCGCGGAAGAAGGCTTTCCGCAAGGTACTCCGCCAGGCTGCACGCCCGGTGGCTACCGAATTGCAGCGCAGCTGGGCGAGGGCCAAGCGCCGCGGCGGACTCGTCACCGGCGAGATCGCCGACGCCCAGGAGTCCCGCATCAAGTTCCGCAAGCGCACCGGCCAAGCCACGCTCGAGATCGGCACCAACTACAAGCGCGGCGGCTACGCGAAGATCTGGCACATTCTGGAGAACGGCTTCAAGCACTACGGGAACAGCTCGACGTACACGACCATGGGCGACGAGGCAAACAGCCTGAAGCGCCGGCGGGAAGTGTTCCGCGAGGAAGTCGCGAAGAGCCTCGGCGGCTACAAGGGCAAGAGCAAGGACGAGCGCATCGCGCTCGCGAAGGCGTCGACCGCCGCATGGCAAGCCAAGATGCCCGCCGCCGACTCGGCCATCGGCCGCGCCAAGAGCGCCAAGAGCGCCCGGCGTGACGCCGCCCGCGCCAAGGGCGCCAACCGAACCATCCTTGGCCGCAAGATCTCGCGACCGATCGCGGCGAAGTGGGCGCCGAAGCTGGCGCAGACCGCCAAGGACCTCCTCGTCGCCGAGATCATGAAGCCGGCGAAGAAGAAGGGGGGCAAGAAGTGAGCGCCTCCAGCCTCCCGGAAGCCATCTTCGACCAGCTGGACGCGGCGACGACGAACCCGGTCTCCTGCGAGCTTCGCCGCCAGGGCGACCCGACGCCGGCCGTGATCTACGAGATCAGCTCCTGCCGGTGGGACTTGGATATCTCCGGCAAGCCGACCGGGACCGGCACGGCAACCGTCCGCGTCGACTGCGTGGCAGACCGGGCGCTCGCCGCCTGGTCGCTTGCGATCGTCTGCCGAGACGCCCTAGACGGCGTCTGGACGCAGGGGACCTACACGCTCGTCGCTACCTCCCTCGAGGTCGCGCAGAGCAGGGCAGCACCAGACGACGGGCAACCCGACGCGGAGCGCGTCGCGACCCTTTCAGCGGAATTCCAATTCAAGGAGAGCACGTAATGCCACCCAGAGCAATTCTCGGATGGGGCGGAAGCCTCACCATCGGCGGGACCTCAATCCCGGTTCGCAACGTCACCATCACGCGCCAGGCGTCCGAATTCAATCTCACGGCGCACGGCGATAGCAAGATGTTCTCCGGTCCCGGTCGCGTCAAGCGCGGCGGATCTTGCGAGGCCTACGTGAATTCTGACGTCAATACGGCGGTCGTATCGGCCATGGAAACCCCAAATTTGACCACGCCGGCAAGTCTGGTTTTCACGGGCAACGGCGCCGGAAGCGTCACAATGTCGGTCATCATCACCGGCGCCGACCAGACGCATTCCTCTGAGGACGCCGCGATCTACTCGATCACCTTTACCGAGACGCTGGCCCTCGCATGACGACCTCCTCTCCATCCTGGCGCCGGGTGGACCTTGACGGTGTCGGAGCCGTCGAGGTCCGCCCGGTCACCTTGCGCGACACGGTGGGCGCGGACGTGACGGACCCGTCGTTTATCCACAAGTGCGTCCGGCACGTCGGCGGCGAGGTCTACACGCAGGACGAGATCCTCGATCTCCCGGTCGCCGCGGCGAACCAGCTCGCCGCCGAGGTCATGAAGGCACGCCCTACCTCGGCGCCGAGCGGCGCCTCTGGAGACTAAACCCAACCATGGACGCCGAGCTGCATCTAGCCCAAGAGGAGACGACCATGGAGCGGGTCGAGTACCTGCTTACCGTGGTCGCGTGTTCCCTCACGGGCCAGCCGGCGCACGTCCTTTGCCCGTGGCGCCGTCGCGGCGTGGAGGGGTTCCTCCAGGCGGTGAGCCGTGGCTAGTGCGGACATGAAGGCAGTTATCACGCTCACCGCCGACGCCTCGGGCGTCTCGGTGGGCGTCTCGAAGGCGATGAAGAGCCTCGAGAACCTACAAGCGGGCGTCTCGCAGCTGCGGTCCCTGGCGGTCGCTGGCATGCTTGCGAACGTGTTCCGCGGCCTCGCCGACGGTGCCATGTCCGAATTGAAGCGCCTCGAGGACCTTGGGCGCACCTACAGCCCGGAAGGCATGGCGGCGGCAAACCAGCTTGCGATCGCGCAGCAGCAGAGCGACCAGACGCTCGGCCAGGCGTTTGGGCCGATCACCGCGGCGATCGACCAGATGAAGGTCCAAGCGATCAAAGACCTCACCGACTACCTCGTCGCCAACAAGGAGCCGATCGGGCAAGCGATGGCCGCGCTCGCCGGCTTCACGGTCGGACTCGCCGAGACCACGGCGGAATTCCTTGTCGCGCTCGGAAAGTTCATCGATTTTGTTTCCAATTCCACGCCGGGCGAGATTGCTGCGGACGTTGGTACGGCCGCGGGAGAGTCGTTCCTCGGCGGTGGAAACATGGCGCTCGGTAGTGCCAACGTGACCGCCATCGGTCTGATCTACGACGTGGTCAAGTCCAAGCTTGGAGGCGACTGACATGCCTAGCCAGATCCGCCGACTCCCAGACACTGACTCGGTCCAGCTCTCCGCGCCCGGCGATGAGACCACGTGGACGGAGTCGCTCCTCTACACCTACACCGAGGAGACCATCAAGAACGTATGGCAGGTGCTTGCGGACGGAATCGTCCCGCAGCAGGGGCAGCGATACGTCCCAGCTGCAGGATTACCGGCCCCGATCGCCAACATAATGAAGAATTTCATCTGCCGATCAATCGACGCAACCCCGGTCCCGCAGTCGCCGCGGGCATGGATGTTGCGCGTCAAGTACTCCAGCCGTTACCCGATGAATGCCACGCGGCCGTACTTCAACCTCACGCGGTCCACGTCGCAACGGACGGTCCCCATGTACCGATCCGGCTCGGCGATCTTTACAGGCGTCCCCGCCAATGGAACGATGCCGTTCCCCCCCACCGCGTTCATCGGCGGCACGTCCGTCGACATGAACGGTCAGCCGCTCGCCGTCAAGGTCTCGCAGCAGTCGATCCAGGTGGACATTCTCTGGGACCGGACGCGCGACCGTTCTACCGACGCCGTGAGCGGAGCAGCTGCTAGCCCGGACCCGCCGTCCGAGTGGTCGTCGATCTACGTCAACACGCGCAACAACGCGAGCTTCCTTGGCTGGCCGACCGGCTATGTCACGTACCTCGGCTGGACCGCCAACGAAAGCCCGGACGAGACGCTGGTGATCTCCCATCGGTTTCTCGCGGACGATTGGCAGCACCTCGAGCAGCGCGTCGCGCCGAACGTCGGAGGCAAGCCTCTCCTCACGACGGGACCGACGCTCGTCACGATACCGACGCAGTCTGCGGCGAATGTCTACTGGTACCAGCCGTTTGTTTCGCTGACTAACTTCGAGAACCTGTTCTCCTGGCGAGCCAATCTCATGAATGCCATCAAGACGCCGCTACCTCTCTACGCCTAATGAGCTACCAGACTCCCATCTTCGAGTCCGGCCTCTTCGGCAAAGCGAACCGTTTCGTCTGCAACGGGTGGACGCAGTCCGCCCAAACGGTCGCGGCGAATGCCGAGGGCCTCGAGTGGGCGCAGCAGCAAGTCGTCCAAGGCAGCGTCCCGGAGCGGTGGCTGGCGAAGCTCACCGCGGCGACCTCGATCGGCGCCGACCGATGGACCTACACCTTCGAGCCGGTCGCGATCTCCTCGGGCAACGCGCCGGCGGCGCTCCTCACCAGTACGTGGGGGGCAGGGACGGGAGCCATCAACCTCCGCGAGCTTCGCAACGACGGTAGCCAGGTCGACGGTAGCCCGAAGCCGTCCGGCTCGAGCATCGGCCCCGTGGGCAGCGTCTACGCGTCCGGCGCCTGGACGACCTCCTCGCTCGCCGGCTACGTCGAGATCCACCTTGATTACAACACCAGCGGAGGCGTGCTCTTCTGGTTCTCCGAACCGAATCCCGTGAGGTGCGCGTCATGAGCCAGTTCCGCTACATCCATTCCGTCTGGCCCGCCTCGAATACGGGCGACGGCTCCGCGCTGTCGCTTGATTTCACCACAGGCGTCCTTGATTCGCGCTTCACGTTCACACGCAGCACGACCGGAACGTACATCAACAGCAGCGGTTACGTGACCAGCGCGGCAATCGACGCGCCACGCTTTACCTACAGTTCTACGGGAACGCTCCTAGGGTTGCTGATTGAGTCGAGTTCCGTCAATCTTGTCACTCAAAGCAACGGCGCGACGTCTGTATGGACGATTGGTGCCAATAGAACACCCACAAACAACACCACGGATCTTCTGTCGCCAGATGGGACAAACAACGCAACAAAACTCGTTTGCGGAACAGCAACGAATTACGCATCGTATGCCACAAGTATCACTGGATTGACCGGTGGAGCGACGTACACGGTGTCATTTTGGATGCGTGGTCCATCTGGCCATACCCCACGCCTCTACGCAATAAATGGAACGGTCGGCGACGTTACCGCAACCAGCACGACCGGCACATACAACAACACAGGGTGGACGAGGCTCACGCAGACATACACGCTTCCTGCAACTACAACGCAGGTTTTTGTGTATTTCGCCTCAATCGGTATTGTGAACACTGGAGATGTCTTCTACCTGTGGGGGTTCCAGTTCGAACCAGGAGCCGTGGCATCCTCACATATCCCGACGACGACAAGCACCGGGAGCAGGGCGGCTGATTCGTGCGTAATGACCGGGACAAACTTCTCGTCGTGGTTTAACGCCACGGAAGGGACGCTGCTCGCGCACGCGATCCGGAGCCGCACCAGCGACGTTGGCCGCATTGCGTCCGTCAACGACAACACGACAAGCGAATCAATTCAGCTGGTCGCAGACACCACTGGAAAGTTCTTCGTCTTCGACAATGGATCACCCCAGGCATCTATTTCGGTTGGAACGGTGACCGCCAATAGCGCGTTCAAGATCGCAGGTGCCTACAAACTGGATGCTGTTCAGGCAGCGCTGGGCGGGACGCTCGGAACGGCGGATACGTCTGCCACGATGCCGACCGTTGATCGTCTGATGATCGGCCAACAAGCAGGTGCGTCGCCTGTCTACCTGAACGGAACAATTTCCTTGCTGAAATATTGGCCGACACGCCTCACCGACGCCGAACTCCAGAGCCTCACCACATGACCGACTACCTTCTCCGAGCAAACAACGAGTCCGACATGGACGACGCACTCCTCGCCGCTCGCGTGGCGCAGGAAGTCGCAGACCTTGACGGTGAAGTATTCGTGGTTGCAACCGAAGGCATCACGATTGACCGCATTGGGCCGATCCCCGCACAAGTCGACGAGGACGGCGTGATCGTGCGGCCTGGCGACAACCGCTACCACGTAAACCTACGAGCGACCGTGCAGCTGACCGCAGCGCAGGTCGCGGAGCTGCCCGTGTTCAGCCCCGCGCCGACCGTTCCCTATCGGGTGTTCATCTGATGAAGCTCGCCGCGGCCATCCTCGCGTTGTCGCTCGCCGGTTGCACCAACCACACGGCGGCGATCGCGCATTCGGCCATCGACGCCCGCCAGGCGGTGGGCGCGGCGATCGTCCACATGGACGCGGCCCGCGAGGAGCTGGACGGGCTCCAGGCGTCCATTGAGGCGGTGCAGTCACACGTCGCATTCGTGAGCGACGAGGAGCCTGGCATTTTCAGCACGCTCAAATACGTGTCCGTCGCCGGGGTCGTGATCGGCGCGTTCGCCCTGGTCTACACAATCAAAAACTGGAAGATCGTATGAACCTTGCACCCTGGCAATACACGTTGTGGCTGGTGGGCCTCATGGCTATCACCTTCGCCTCCGGTTGTTCCATCGGTCTCACCTTCGCACGTAAGCAGAAAGCGAAACCCCATGCTCGCAAGCGTTGAAAGTCTCCTCGGCTCAATCTGGTTCGGACTCATGCTCGGCCTTCTCGGCGGGATCGCCGGCTTCATCTGGTGCCGCAAGGGCAAGGCCCGCGAGTGAGGCTCGGCTTGTGTTGTTGCGCGAGCGACCCGCTCACGCCCGAAAGTTTTTGTCCCCCAAACCTCCCGACGGGGTTTGGTACACGAAGCTATCAAATTGCCTTGCCGACCTTTTATCCCTTGTCGCTGGGGCGCGAGGATCCGCCATATGCGGGCATGCCAAACGACCAGGGCAGATGCCCCAGCACGGCCAGCTCTCCGGCTTGGTCTGTGCCGGTCTGTGAGTATTACAACGAGCTATACCTGTACGACACTCTCGCAAGTGCCTGTAGTGGGTCAAACGTCCCGTACTGCACCGAGGCCTACGGGCCGTCCGGCCTCTCCGCGGCGGCGGCAAATTGGGATTTCACCGGCGCACAAGCGGCGGGCGCGGGGCAGATTCAAAAGTCCTGGTCTACATCCACATCGTTTGTAGCCGCCGCCTTACAGCGGTGCTGGTTGCTCAACGGACCAGGCGGGACCGATGCAAACCGGACAAGGCTTCGAGTTACGGTGGACTTTGATTTCTCGGTAAACCGCGCCCTCTGCGTCAATGGTCCACCTCGAGTACGAAAGGTCCCGTCTGACTACGAGGCAATTTATATCGGCGACCCGTTTACCGCCGCGGAGGCGATCTCCCCGATCCTGTACCTCAAGACGTTCCGGCACATTGGTCCACGCTACTGCGGCGACGCCGAGGGGCTCTGGCAGACCTACGTGGACGGATTCCCCAACGACCACGGCTACGGCGTGAACGGCTCCTACCTCCAGCCAGGCAGCTACCCCGGTCTTATGCCCGCAACGCTTACGGTGGCGCGCGTCTCATGAGGCGCCAGAACACTTACGACGCCGACGAGCGGCCCCTGGCGGGACGGCTGGCCGAGCGGCCGGCGCCCGGCCTCGGAGACGCCGTCGCCGCCATGGCGAAAGCGGCGGGCTTCAAAGAGACCACGGGTTGCGGGTGCGCCCGCCGGCGGTCGACGCTCAACCGTTGGACCCCGGCCTGGCTTTCGCAGCTGCTCGGGCGGCTAGGACGCGCGGAATAAGCGAAAGTTTCTCTATGCCGTTTTGCCGGAACCTGTTACGGTCGGCGGAAATGGCAAAAAGGCCAACAAAACACCGGGTGGAGTCGCAGGGGAAGCCCGTCCTTTTGCGCCAAGTCGACGCGAGGACGCGACGCGCCATGAACCGGAAAGAGAACGCAAGAGACGAGTGGTGGATGTACCGTTGCGACGGATGGCCCGTCGGCATCTGGGAGTTCACGCTGGACCCTCGGTCCGTCCAGGCAGATTGGAAGGTGAAGATCGGCTCCAATAAGCGCCACGTAGAGCGGCGCGTAACCGTGTCAAAAAGGGACGCCGAGAGTAGGGGAAATTTGATGGCAATCCGACGAATGGTCGATATGATTCGCGAGCGCGGTGGCAGATGACGGTTCCGAGCTAGCGGTGGACTGCATGGTGCAGTTTTACATAACACGCATGGCAGGGACCAGTTACGGACCACCGCGGGAGATCCCGCGATGGAGACCTTCGATTCGGCACTTGCAAAGGCATTGATATCGGCCCAAGCGGATCTTCGTAATCCGCCCTTCGACAAGGCAAACACGGCATTCGGCGCACCGCGCGGCTACTCGAGCCTCGCGGCGCACGTCGACACGATCCGCCCGGCGCTCGCGAAGCACAAGCTCGCGGTCGTGCAGCTGGTGGGGTCGGGGCCGGAAAAGACGCTGACGCTCCTTACCCGCCTGGTGCATGAGAGCGGCCAGTTCATGGAGTCCTCTGTGTCCGTGCCAATGCCGGCCTCCGAGCAGAAGGTGGGGTCCGCGCTGACCTACCTCCGTCGGTACGCGCTGGCGGCGATCGTCGGGGTATGCGGTGACGAAGACGACGACGGAAACGTCGCCAGCGCCCCGACGATCGCCCAGGAGGCGCCAAAGCCGAAGAAGCTTGTCGTAGTGCCTCCGACCCGCACCGAGGCCGCTATGGCCGGCACGGCGGCGCCGGCGGGCGTCCTCCGGTTCGAGGGCGTCGTTGAGCGGATCTACGAGAACGAGAAGTCCTCGAAGATCGTCCTCGAGAGCGGGGAGCAGCTGGTGGCGTGGAACGACCTTGCCGGCCTCGACACGATGCAGATCGGCGGGCGGTACTGGTTCTCCTGCAAGCCCTCGAAGAACCCCAAGTTTCCGGCGCCGTCGATCACCGACTTCGGCGAGGCTGGCCTCAAGGACGGAGAGGAGATCCCGTTTTGAACCTCTTCCGATCCCACATCGAGCGGGAGGCTCGACTTGATTCGCTCGCTGGCAAGCTCGTCTGGACGTCGTCCATCCTCGAGCTTCATGCGTGGTACCAGAGCAAGGGCGGCGTCCGAGAGCCGAACCTCTCAACCGCCGCGCAGTACGCCCGCGATGCCGCATTAATCTTGCAG